GGATTTAACTAATGTCTAAAAAACCAACAAGAAGTAAATTAGTAAAGAAACTTGATACAGTATTTAGTCAATGGACAAGATTAAGCAATGCGGACAACAATAAAAATTGTATTTGTGTTACTTGCAATAAGGTATTCTTTTGGAAAGAAATCCAAGCAGGGCATTTTATGAGTAGAAAACATTATTCTATACGTTGGGATGAAAGAAATGTTAAACCACAATGTGCAGCCTGTAATGTATTTAGATACGGTGAACAATATAAGTATAGTTTATATCTTGGTAATAAGTTATCTAAAAAGCTATTAGAAGAAAGTCGTAAGATTGTTAAATTTACAAATGTAGAATTGGAAGAAATGATACAAAAATATAGCCAAAGGCTTAAAAAGTTTACTTGATTTTCTCTTGTAAAATTGTTCTTTGTTTGAAGGGTAGGATTAATTTCTTACCCTTTTTTTTTGTTAATTATTTTTTTGTATCTTTACGATATGGAACAATTTACAATAGCAGAACTTTATGGTAAGACTTTAGAACTGCAACACGAAAACGAACAATTAAAGAATCAATTAATCTTAAACTTAAAGAACAATGAATAAGAAAGAAACAAGTATTAATGAAAAACTATTTAACCTACAACAAGAAATAGGTACAGTTAGCAAAGATGCAACTAACCCTTTTTACAAGTCAAAGTATTTTGATATTAATTCACTTATTAAACAACTACAACCATTGCTTAAAAAGCACAGACTTTTACTTTTACAGCCTATTGAAGAAGATATGGTAGTAAGTAAGCTGCTTTGTATTGATGGCGGTGGTGGTGTTGTAAGTGGTTTAAAATTGCCTGTGATAACAGACCCTCAAAAATTAGGTTCTTGTATTACGTATTACAGAAGGTACACACTATCCAGTCTTTTAGGTTTACAATCTGAAGATGATGATGCTAACGCTGCAAGTGAAGTAACAGAAGAAAAAAAGTGGTTAAACCCTAACACAACGGAATACAGTAAAGCAATAGAATTTATAAAAGGGGGTGGTTCAATAGAAGCTATTAAAACCAAGTACAAGGTTTCAAAAAAGTTAGCTGATGAATTTGCACAACTGTAGAATAAGTAAAGTATATTACACAATTAAATTTAACAATAACACAATTAAAATAGATAATATGGATATTATAGGAACAATTAAATTAATTTCAGAAACTGAAGAAGGTACATCTAAAGCAGGAAAGGCTTGGGCAAAAAGACAAATTGTAGTAACTACAAATGAAAAGTACCCACAAGATATAGCTATTGATTTTATGGGTGATAAAATACTACAGATAAATAATTTTCAAGTAGGCAACCCTGTAAACGTTTCAATTAATTTACGTGGCAATGAATACAACGGTAAATACTATAACAGTATAAACGGTTGGAAGATTTCAAATCATATTGCAAACGTAGGAAACGAACAACAAAACCCTGCACGAGAAACAGCAGATTTACCATTTTAATTTAATGGGGGTTAATTACCCCCTTTTTTTTATAACTTAATGCGAAAACTAAAAGAAGGTGAACCTTTTCCTGATGACTTTTGGAATTACAAAGTAAACCAAATTACAGGTTATTATATAAAACCCAATAGAAACGATCAAAACAAAGAAACAGTTAAAAAATACGCTAAACCGCCTACAGGATTATGATAGCACAAGCAAAGAAACTACAAGATAAAATACTGGACATAAAATATGGAAGGGTAAAAGAAGGTTTAAAGATTGGTATTCCAGAAATAGATGAATTTTTAAGATACAAGCAAGGTAATTTTAATTTAATAATAGGACACGCAAACGTTGGTAAGACAACTGTTATTATTTACCTTTTTGTTTTATGGGCAATTAAACATAATTTAAAATTTTTGATATGGTCAAGTGAAAATACACCTGAAAGTATATTAAGAAAGATTATAGAATTTAAAATGGGGACACCAATACAAAAAGCAGGTGACAACCAAATTAAATTAGCGGTAGAATGGGCAAACAATCATTTTAAAATTATAGACGTAGACGAATTATATACATATAAGAACCTTTTAAAAGAAGCAAACCAAATTAAAGACGCTTGGAATTACGATGCTTTACTAATTGACCCATATAACAGTTTAAGCAAAGACCCTACACTACAAAAGTTAACAGGCAATTCACACGATTATGATTATCAAGTAGCATCTGAATTTAGATTATTTGCTAAAAAAAGGAACACAACTATATATTTAAACGCTCACGGTGTTACAAGTGCTTTAAGGAACATTCATCATTCAGGACACGAATACGAAGGATTACCTAAACCTTTATCTATAGGTGATGTAGAAGGTGGTGGTAAGTGGGGTAACCGTGCGGATGACACGATATGTATTTTTCGTTATACAGGTTCAAAAAAGGATTGGATGTATAGTAACATTTCTGTTTTAAAAGTAAAAGAAAATGAAACAGGTGGTCGACCTACACCGCACGAAGAACCTATAAAATTAAAAATGAAAGTAAATAATGTAGGATTTGAGTATCTTGGTAAAGATTTAATACACAACACAATACCAGTACAGAAATTAAACGTATGATAGGCTTGGGGATTTTATTGTTTATGGCATTTGTTTTTATAATAATAGGACATTTTAAAGATGCTGAAATAATAATAAGTCCTATTAAGGGTGTAATGTTTGGTTTCTTATATCACAAAGAACAATACGAAGATGAAGATGAAGTTACCCTGCAATGTTTGTTAGGGGTAATTAGTATAAATGTGATATGGATAAAGAAACTAAATGGTTAGCTAAAGTAGCAGAAAGGCATAATGAATGGATCAATATGGTACATAGCTTTGGTGAATATGATTTTGCTGAAGATATTGTGCAAGAATGTTACCTGACTTTGTATAAATATGCAAATGAAGAAAAGATTATTAAAAATGGTATTGTCAGCAGGGGATATATTTATTTCTGCATTAGATCGCTATACTTCCAATACTATAACAGCAAGAAGAAAATTAAAAAAGTTTATCTTGATGATGAAGAAAATACCCTTGAAATACCAAACATTGATGCTATGGATGAAGAAGTAGCCTTTAACAATATCTGTACACTAATAGATGAACACATTGATAATTGGCGATGGTACGAGCGCAAAATGTATTTGCTGTACCGTGATTCAGGATTAAGTATACGTGGCATAGCTGCTGAAACTAATATAAGTTGGGTCAGTATTTACCATACATTAAAATATGCAAAGCAAGAACTAAAAGATAAGTTTAGTGAAGATTATGATGACTACCTAAATAACGATTACGAATTAATAAAATAACTATGGAAGACTTTAAAGGTGACAAAAGAAGCAAAGCATACAAAGAATGGAAAAAGAATCACGAAGCTAAAAGCGAAGGCTTGGGTCACACGGTGGAAAAAATATTTGATAAGGTTGGAATAAAAAAAGCTGTTAAGTTTTTAGCAGGTGAAGACTGTGGATGTTCTGAACGTGCCAAAATTTTAAATAACATATTTCCATATCAAAAACCACTATGTTTAATGGAAGATGAATATAATTATCTATCAAAACGCATTGGAAAGATTAACAAAATAACATCTGAAGAACAAAAAGAATTACTATCTATATACAATAGAATCTTTAAAGAAAAAAAAGAATTAACTTCTTGCAGTAGTTGTTTTTTAAATGGTGTATGGAATAAATTAGAAACAGTATTTAAAGAATATTCTTAATGAAGGGTTGGAAAGAAAAAGATTTGTTTAAATATCTTACTGGCTGTTGTTATACTGATTTATTAAAAGCACGTAAACAAATGAGCAGGTGGGATTGTTACAGTCCAGAAACTTTTCATAGAATAGAATTAAAATGTAGGGGGGTGCATTATAATACTTTACTTATTGAAAAGAAAAAGTACGATGCAATAGTAAATAAATGTAATGATAATTTAGATATTCCTATGTACATTAACTCAACACCAAAAGGTGTATATAGATTTAATTTGTATCTTGTTGATCCTGTTTGGGAAATACAATACCATAACAAAACAACACAATTTGCAAACACAAATAAGATACCAAAAGAAGTTGCAATGTTAGATATTAAAGATGCAGAAATACTATAAACAAAGAAACAATGAACAAGAAGATAAACAATATTAAAGAAGCTGAATACTATACTAATTTTAATTTAATAGGTGAACACATAATTAAATCAAGAAAACTAAAACCTAAAAACAATGCATTAAATGAAATGTACTTTGGTTGGCAGGAAGTTGGATTCTATGTACATAGTCTAATAGGTAATGAAAGACTGTATGATCAATCATTAAGTGAATACAGACTGGATAAGATACGTGCAGTTGAACGTGCAAGGGTAGCAGAAGATAAAGTAAAAGGATTAGAACAAGAAATACAAAAGCTGAAAACAAAGATAGATGTTGGTGTTTAATATAATATTTGGCTACATAGTACTATTGTTTAAGATAATATTTGGATACTTTATAATGCGAATGATTCATTTAGAATTACTTCTTTTTATGGGATATGATATTAATGGAAAAAAAAAGAATAAGTGAAGTGGACAGCAAACGATACAGGAAACCAAAAGATAATTTATACAGAAATGAAAGAAAGTACATTAGTTAAAATGCAATACGATTTAAAATTAGTTCAACAGGCTTTAGTAGTTGCTTTAAATAAAATAGAAGCATTAGAAAAGAAACAAGAAAAAAGTTAATAAAATGTTTGTATGTTTAAATTATTTGTTTATATTTGAGTATAACAAAAAATAAACAAAATGGAAAATAAAATAAGTGAAATTGTACAATGTTTAACAAGTGTATTTTTAGGTGCTGTTAAACGTGATAATTTTTTAGAAAAGCAATATGTTACTGATGAAGTGTTAAGGGTATTACATAATAATGATATAACCTTTATGCGACATACTCACCCTGCTATAGATTTAGTATTTAGTAATATTAAAAAAGAATGTGAATTAACAACCTCAAATGCTTGGACTTATAAATTAAAAAAGCGTTAACAACAGGGGGCGAAAGCCCCTTTTTAAACAAAGAACAATGGACATAGAAAAACGTACACAAAACGCATTTAAGATTGGTCAGGCTTTAGGTTTAGCAAAACAAATACTTTACTATAGTACTGGCGACATTAACAAAAGACAATTAGAAGATTTAATACAAAAACTTGATAACATAGAACTATGATAACATTACTAAACGGTGAACATTGGGCAAAAGAAGAAATACTTGCACAGATGTACGATGATAAGTTTTACTACGGACATCTTGGTAAACACGCTTTAAGTTCTTCAAGCCTTAAAATGATTCTTAAAAGTCCAAAAACCTACAGAAACGTTACAAAGTATGGTGACCCTAATTCTGATAGTCCTGCACTTGCAGCAGGAAAGTTAGCGCATTGGATGATATTAGAACCACATAAGATTGATGAATTGTATTTTGTAAATGCTTCTACAAAGAACACAAAGATATATAAAGAAGCAAAAGAACAACACGGTGAAGTATTTCTTGCTAAAGAAAAAGCAGCAGCAGAACGTTTAACAGATGCTGTATTAAGAAATGAAGCTGCACTACAACTATTAAGCAATAGTGAATTTGAAGTACCTGAAATAGCTATGCTTGAAGAAGGTTTACCTTTTCGTGGTAAAGCAGATATTATACAAGGGGATACTATCATAGATTATAAAACATCAGCAGACTTATCTTCATTTAGATACTCGTGTGATAAATATGGTTACGACCTACAGGCGTATATGTATTTAAGATTGTTTAACAAAAAGAAGTTTACATTTCTTGTAATAGACAAAGCAAGTACAGACATAGGTATATTTGAAACTACTGATGAATTTATAGCAAAGGGTAAAGAAAAGTTTGATAGGGCAGTAAGCGACTACAAATATTTCTTTGAAGAAGATAATGATTTAGACCAGTATGTAATGAGGGGAATATTATAAACATTATGGCAAAAGATAGATTTAGCAATCAAAAGCCAATTAACTATAGTTATAAGTTTAAGTATGGGAAACATACAGATAACAATCATTATACTATACCTAATAGAAAATCAATATCATCTAAAGCACGAAAATTTATATTATATTTAATTGGTAAATGTAAATATGATGGTACTAAAGTTTTTTTAAGAAGTATTTTAGCAAATGGAAAAGAACCAACTAAATTACAAAGAAAATCAATACTTAAAATATGGAATAAAATTGAATAAAGAAATAGCAAAAGAACTTGATATATTTGCAAATGATGTTTGCAGCAGATATTCAAGAAAAGATAGAGAAGGTAATTTTAATAAAGAAACATTTTCTATAAGTGAAATAATACCAACAAGCGACCACACAGCAACAGTAGTATTTAAAAAAGATACAGGTAAATTAGCAGCATTTTTATTTTACTTTATTAATAGGGGTGCTTCTAAAGGATGGAAATATCTTGTACCTACTGATTCTCATATAACAGGATTTAGAGCATTTGAATATTATAAGCTGCAAGTAGAAAGAAGTAACTATAAACATAATTTTGAATAAAGAAATAGTACAAGAATTTTACCTGCTTGCTTTAGTAGATATAACAAATGGTAAAGACATAGCAGAACTTGAAGAAGCTATAGACCTATACGAAGAAGAAGAAGAATATGAAGCGTGTGCAGGAATACTAAAAGCAATACACGAATCAGGATATTTAACAATAAAAGATATAATATTAAAAATAGAAGATGAACAAGGATA